ACATATGAACTTCCACCAATGGATATGATTGGATAATTATGTTAAATCCATTTTTCATACAAGGAACTGTTGGGGAACAAAATCTCATACAAGACTTAATTAATGAACAGTTAAGAATGTATGGTGTGGAAGTTCATTATATGCCTAGATCATTTCTTCATGAAAACAGTATTATTCGTGAAGTCGTTGAATCTTCATTTGAATCTGCATATCCCATCGAGGCATATATTCAGAACTATGATGGTTATGCAGACAATCCAGTACTACTCTCAAAATTTGGTATTGAACAAACACAAGAAATAACTCTCGTTATTTCTAAAGAAAGATGGGAAAATTATATCGAACCACTTATTAAAGATAAACCAGATATAAAATTATCCAGTAGACCAAAGGAAGGTGATTTAGTATATCTTCCTTTAGGAGATCGTTTATATGAAATTAAATATGTGGAGCACGAAAAACCATTCTATCAACTTCAAAAGAACTATGTTTATGAGTTGAGGTGTGAACTCTTTCGCTACGAGGATGAGGTCATTGATACTGGAGTCATGGAGATTGATGACAATCTATTGGGTAATGAATCTGATGGATATGATGATGACGAAAATTCAACCATGCTTGGACCAACTCAGACAATTGCTGTTTCTGGAGTTGGAATCACTGCAAGCGCAATTACGGGCATTGTGAATGGTGGAATTCAGTTTGTAAGTATCACAAATCGTGGAGGTGGATATTCTGAACATCCAACTGTTGGATTCTCATCTGCTCCAGTAGGAGGAATTACTGGTATTGCAACAACAAGAATGATTAGTGGATTTAGAATTTGTAATCTGAATACGAATAACAGTTTAAGATCTGTTCAAGCAGTAGATCTTATCAACCCTGGAGCAGGGTATACTGTCGCTCCTGGAGTGAGATTTATTGGTAGCGGAGGTAAAGATGCTACTGGAATTTCGTCAATAGGTGATGGTGTTGTTGGAGTTATTACTGTCACAAATGCTGGATCTGGTTATTTGGTTTCACCAACGATTACATTTACTGGAGATTCTATAGTATCTGCAGCTGCGACAGCTGTTATTGGGGATGATGGAGACATCATTACAATTAACATCACTAATGCTGGTTTGGGATATACTCAAGCACCTACTATTACAATTTCGGACCCATATATGGGTGCTACTGGAAGTTTCTTGTTTAATGAAATTGTGACTGGCTCTATTAGTGGGACAACAGCAAGAGTGAGAAAATGGAACTACACCAATGTTCTTGACCTATCAAATATTAGTGGAACTTTCCTTGTCGGTGAAATTCTTATTGGATCTAGATCAGGAGCAGAACATAAAATAATCTTTATAGATACAGAACCAACTGACGATGGATATGCTGATAACTTTAATATTGAAGTAGAGGCAGATGAGATACTCGACTTCTCTGAGCAAAATCCATTCGGCACACCATAAATAAAATATAATCTAAATTAGTCATGTTTGAGTATTTTTACAACGAAATATTAAGAAAAACGATTATTGCTTTTGGAACTCTATTCAATAATGTGACAATTAAGCATTTTGATGGTGCGGACAGTGTAACAAACGTTATAAAAGTACCTCTCGCATATGGACCAACCCAAAAGTTTCTTGCAAGACTAGATCAATCTCCAGATTTAAATAAATCAACGGCGATTACTCTTCCTAGAATGTCTTTTGAGTTTACAGGTCTCACATACGATCCATCTAGAAAAATTACAACAACTCAACAGTTCGTTGTTAAAAATCCAGACGATGGAAGGGATGTCAAAAAAACCTACATGCCAGTTCCATATAATATGCAATTTGAACTGAGCATCATGACTAAATTAAATGATGATATGTTACAGATTGTCGAACAGATTTTACCGTATTTTCAACCAGCATATAATCTAACAATAGAATTAGTTGAACAGATTAAAGAGAAAAAAGATATTCCAATTGTCATGGAAAATATTACCATGCAGGATGATTATGATGGAGATTTTACATCCAGAAGGGTTTTATTATATACGCTAAGATTTACTGCGAAGACTTATCTATTTGGTCCAGTTACATCCGCATCCAAAGATATTATCAAGAAGGCAACCGTCAATTATATCGCCGGAAGAGATCCATCAAGTGCTGCGAGAGATGTTACTTATTCGGTTTCTCCACGAGCTATTAAAGATTACAATGGTGATTTTGTTACAAATATTTCAGATGATATCAATATGACAGCGAAAACTATTGTAGTTGATGATTCTAGTGGTTTGACTGCAAAAACATATGTGGATCTTGAAGGGGAAGAATTGTATATCAAGACAATTAATGGTAATAAGATTACTGTGGAGAGAGGAAAAGACGATACAACAATAACATCACACTTAAAAGGTGCGCCAATCAAACTCATTACTAAAGAAGATAATCAATTGATTGAAATTGGTGATGATTTTGGATTTGATGGTGACTTGTTCTGATGACAGATAAATTTAGTAAGTTGAATGAAACCTTTGAAGTTGAGGGTGAAGTCATCTCTAAGGAGATAAAAAAAGTCGAACCAAAAAAGTTATCCGAAGAAGATATTCAAAAAGATTATGAATACACTCGCGGCAATTTATATTCTTTGATTGAAAAGGGTCAAGAAGCACTTAATGGTGCTCTTGAGTTAGCACAAGAAACAGATTCTCCAAGAGCATATGAAGTTACTGGACAACTAATCAAGAGTATATCTGATGCCACAGATAAACTACTGGATCTTCAGAAGAAGTTAAAAGAAGTTAATACTGAAGAAAAACAAAAAGGTCCATCAACAGTTAATAATGCATTATTTGTAGGATCAACCGCAGAACTTGCAAAAATGTTAAAGGACGGGTTAAAAGAAAATGATAAATAAATATAAGTAATGATTTCTCGCATAAATGAAGAAATACTGTCGTCTTTGTAAAAAGAAAGAAGAAAGAAATCAGTGTGGTTATGGTCCTAAAATGTGGGACAAGTATTCTGTTGATGATGCAAATGATGATGAAATCCAAAAGGCCGCTGAAGACTCAGGAATCACCTCAGGAGATGGGGGTGAAGGGGGTGTGGGCGAAAGTCATGTCTCCAATTTCTCAGATGCAGTCCTCGAAGGGAACAAAAGTGGTGATAATTCTTTGCGTGACTGGTTTGGCAAGAGTCGCTCTAGTGATGGGAAGCCTGGTTGGGTTCAACTCGGTGGTAAATATGCAGGAAAACCCTGTGCAAAACAACCAGGACAAACCACAAAACCAAAGTGCGGTTCTTCAAAAATGAAAGCAGCACTCTCTGACAAGGAAGAAACTGCGGCATTCAGACGCAAGAATAAACAAGATCCAAATCCAAATAGAAAAGGGAAGGCAATTAACGTGAACACTGAAGAAACTCAAGTCCACGAAGGGGAAAAGGACGCTTGTTATCATAAGGTCAAGTCTCGGTATTCTGTATGGCCTTCTGCATATGCTTCTGGAGCATTAGTTAAGTGTCGTAAAAAGGGTGCAAAAAACTGGGACAATAAAACCAAAAAAGAAGAGTTTTCTGACTGGAGATCTGAACTGACTGAGAAGTGTTGGCCTGGATATGAACAGAAGGGTATGAAAACTATGTTTGGAAAGAGATATCCAAACTGCGTGAAGAAGACAAAAACTAAAAAAGAAGAGATAGAACTTACAGATGCTTATGGAGAAACTTTTGCAGTCGTTCAAGATATCATCAAACCAGAACCACTGAAACCATCAATAAATGATATTGAATATGAAACTTATGATATCGAATCTATGACTGAAGCAACTCGTATCCCAGCGAAAACGGGAAATATTATACTAGTTATTCTTGCTTGGAGAGGAAAGACTTATATGATTAAAATGTTCTTCCCAAGTGTGGCAAAACCAAGTCGTTCAGAAGTGCAAGATCAACTTGATAAGGTATATCCAGGATCAAGAGTTCAGTCGTATCAAATCTCTGAAATTAAACCAGGAGAGCAATTCCTACATACTGAGGAAACTGAACTTGAAGAGGGATCTCCAGCATGGCAGAGAAAAGAGGGAAAGAGTGATTCTGGTGGACTCAATGCAAAAGGTGTTGCTTCATATCGTGCAGCAAATCCTGGATCTAAACTTAAGACTGCTGTTACAACTAAACCATCTAAATTGAAGAATGGATCCAAAGCATCAAACAGAAGAAAGTCGTTTTGTTCTAGAATGAAAGGTATGAAGGCAAAACTTACTTCTGCTAAAACTGCAAGAGATCCAGATTCAAGAATCAACAAGTCTCTCCGTAAATGGAATTGCTAATATGAATATTGTAAAACTTTTAGGAGAAGATATACAACTATCAACCACTCCAAGTATCGTACCAGGGATTGATGGTGTTGGTGCAGAATATGTTCTACTGCAACATGATCATACAGCAGGTCAAGCACACAAAGTAATTGTGAAAGATGATGGTGGGAATATAACTGGATGTTTTCATCTTGCACCACATAATCCAATTATCATCAAAAAAGAAAGAACTGAAACCATGGAAGTCATCAATGGAGTTCAAGAGGTTTATGGAACATCAGTTGTGCATATGGGATAAAATTTTATGAGTGAACAGTATCTTGGCAATCCTCTATTAAAAAAAGCAAATACTCAACAGGAATTTACAAAGGAACAAGTTGTAGAGTTCTATAAATGTGCTGGTGATCCTGTTTACTTTGCAAAAAATTATGTAAAGATTGTTTCTCTTGATGAGGGTTTAACTCAGTTTAATCCATACGATTTTCAAGAAAAGTTAATCAACAATTTCCATGATAATCGATTTAATATATGTAAGATGCCACGACAGACTGGTAAGTCTACTACTGTGGTTTCATATCTGTTGCATTATGCAGTTTTCAACGATAGTGTGAACATCGGCATTCTTGCAAACAAGGCACAGACTGCAAGAGAACTGCTTGGAAGATTACAAACTGCATATGAGAACTTACCCAAATGGATGCAACAGGGTATCATATCATGGAACAAAGGATCAATGGAGTTGGAAAATGGCAGTAAGATATTGGCAGCTTCTACGTCTGCGAGTGCTGTCCGAGGTATGTCATTTAACATCCTCTTTCTCGACGAATTCGCGTTCGTTCCAAATCACGTTGCTGACTCGTTCTTTGCATCTGTTTATCCCACCATTACTTCTGGTCAAAAAACAAAAGTTATCATAGTTTCTACGCCACATGGTATGAATCATTTCTACCGTATGTGGCATGATGCAGAAAGAAATAGAAACGAGTATGTAACAACAGAAGTTCATTGGAGTGAAGTTCCAGGAAGAGACGCTAAGTGGAAAGAACAAACTATTGCTAATACTTCTAAACAACAGTTCCAAGTTGAGTTTGAGTGTGAATTCTTGGGATCGATCGATACACTGATTGCACCAAGTAAATTAAAAAGTTTGGTATATGAAAATCCACCAACATCAAATGCTGGAATGGATGTTTATCAAGCACCTCTAGAGAATCATGACTATGTGATTACGGTTGATGTTGCAAGAGGTGTTGGAGAAGACTACTCAGCCTTCGTAGTGATTGATATTACAGAGTTCCCACATAAAGTTGTAGGAAAGTATAGAAATAATGATATAAAACCGATGATGTTTCCCAATATCATTTATCAAATTGCAAAGAGTTATAACAATGCATTTGTACTCTGTGAAGTGAATGATGTTGGTGATCAAGTTGCATCAATTATTCAATATGATTTGGAATACCAGAATCTACTTATGTGTTCTATGCGTGGACGTGCAGGTCAAATTGTTGGACAGGGGTTCTCTGGCAAAAAAACACAATTGGGAGTCAAGATGTCCAAAACTGTAAAAAAAGTTGGGTCTCTTAACCTCAAGACAATGGTTGAGGAGAATAAACTTCTTTTTAAGGATTATGAAATCATTTCAGAGTTAACTACCTTCGTATCAAAGAAAGATTCATTTGAAGCAGAAGATGGATGTAATGATGACCTTGCAATGTGCCTTGTAATTTATGCGTGGTTGGTTGCACAGGAATACTTTAAGGAATTGACGGATCAAGACGTAAGAAAGAGATTATATGAGGAGCAGAAGAATCAGATAGAACAAGACATGGCTCCTTTTGGATTTGTCTCAGATGGACTAGACTCCGAAAGTTTTGTAGATAATGATGGTGATCGTTGGTTTACCGATGAATATGGCGATCGAGCATATATGTGGGACTATCTGTCATGATAGAAGGATTTGATGATAGTCAAATAAGACTTGGACATTTTCTTCTTACAGATAGAAAGTGTAAAAAGTGTGGGGAAATAAAAAATCTTGTGGATGGGTTCTATAGAACAAGAAAAAATAGAGGACCAGTAGCGTCTTCATATTCTTATGAATGTAAGGAATGTACCAAGAAGAGAGTCATGAAGAGAAGGAAAGATTATGAATTTGTTGGTAAT